CCGGGATTGTTGTCGGCCTGGACGGGTTCGCCGTAGCCCTTCCCATAGACGCGCGTCCGGAGCTGGCTACTGTCGGTATTCATCTGGATCGGCGGGTTGGTCAGGAACCGATGCGCCGGATCGATCGGCGCGGGCGGGTCATACGGATCCGTGCGGAACAGGTGCACGACGCGGTCTTCGATCTTGCAGTAGCCGCCGACGGCCGCCGCCAGGCGCGCGAGACAGGCGATGAACGTCTCTGACCCGTCGAAGACGATCGTCACGGGCGGGAGGTCGAGCGCGATCCCGGCGACCGAGAACCCCGGCGCGAATTGGCCGGTGATGACGTGCGCGGTATGCCAGGCCGGGTTCTCGATGAACGTCCCGAAGGGCCGCCGCGCGTTCGCCTCCGCCGTGTCGTCGATCGCGGAGATCTGCCAGGCGACGTGCTCCGGCTTCGACTCGTAGGCCTGGTCGATCGTCTGCACCGCGCCGGCAAAGAGCAGCGTCTGTCCCCAGGTCACGCGGACCCGCTGCCCGACGGCGGGCGCCTCGCCCTGCATCGTAAACGTGCAGGTATTGGGCGCATCGTTCAGGACGTCACGGATCGTCAGGCTTCCGAGGCGGACCCGGTTCGCGACGGGGACGCCCCCGATCTCGATCCCGCCCGTGGGGACGAGCGGCGGCAGCGCGCCCTGGAGGCCAAGCAGGCCCGCATAGGCCGCGCCGGCAAACGTGACCCCAGCGAACATCGCGAGCCCTTACGGGGCGGCCTCGAGCGCGGCGAGCCGGGCCTCGAGCGCCGCGACGGTCGCGACGAGCGCGGCGATCGTCGCCTCGTGCGCTTGCCAGCCGACGATCAGGTCGGGGACATACTTCGCGTAGTCGACGGCCCACGGGCGGCGGAGCTGCCCGTCGGGGAGCGTCTCATCGGTGCCGGGCGAGACGGCAAACGGCGCGACCGTCATCGCCTCCTGAGCGAAAACGCCACGGCCCGGGCTCCCGTCGGCCTTCCAGGTGAAATCGTGAATCACCGTGTCCCGGAGGACCCCGCCGGCGGCGTCGCGCGTGTGCGCGCCCTGGTCATTCTTCAGGCGCTCGTCCGAGGTCGTGTTATAGGCGGTCGTATTGGCGTTGGGGGATCCGATCGTCCCCTGTAGGGCGTTCGCCGCGTTATAGAACCCGATAAAGGACCCCGTCGGGGAGTTCGTCGTCGTGCCGATGTTGATCCCGAGCGAGTCCGCCGCGTTGATCTTCGCGGCGAAGCGCGACGGGTAGCCGAATTGCACCGTGGTCCCCAGGAACATCGTCGCGCCCGGAGTTCCGACGGCGAAGTTATTCGTCCCCGGGTCGCCGCCACTGCCCCACGTGAACCCGCCCGAGGGATGGATCACGCCACGGAGGGCCGACGGCCCGGTGAGGAATTGAATGCGCCCCGTCGCCGCGGTGCCGGCGTAGAGTTCCAGGATCCCCGCCGCGGCGTGATCGTTGCCGTAGAGACTCACAAAGGCGCCGCGGTCGGGGGCCGGGTAGCCCCCGCCGGTGATGTGCAGGGCGGCGGTATCCGCCCCGTCGGCGGTCGCGGTGCGCACGAAACCGCCGGTCACGAGGACGAGGTCGCCGCCGAGCGTGACGCCGCCGGGCGTCGTGATCAGGGGGAAGTTCGTCCCCGATTCGATGTCGGTGAAGGCCTTCACGGTGATCGTCGCGGCGATGAGGTCCCCACTGACGACCGCGCGCGGCGCGGTCCCCTCCTGGCCGCGGACGATCGTCAGCGTGTCGCCCGATCGCCCGGTCACGCGGACGACTTCCGCCGTGACGGGATTCGGGAGCGCCGCCGGCGGCCAGATCGTCGCGCTGAACGGGACCGCGGGGAAGCGCGCCGCCTCGCCGGCGGCGACGGTGAGGGAGGTCCCCGAGGTCGCCGGGCTGGGCGCGGTCGCGACGGTCGCGACGGCAAGGTTTTTATGCTGGTCAAAGGCCATGACTAGGTCGTTCCTAACTGGGTCCCGGCGCGGACCTGGCGCATGATGAGTTCGCTGACGCGGCGGGCGAGGTTCGACTCGGAGTCGACCAGGTTAAAGACGTTCGAGATGTTCGCGCCGCCGACGGACCCGCGTGGGAAGACACTCGTCCCTTTCGGCAGGTTCGCGAGGACCTCGCCGCCGTGGACCTTCGCCAGGCCGCCCTCGAAATTCTGGACGCCACTCGCGAAGCTCGGCCCACTGAAGGCGCCGATCGTCCCGCCGGTATTCCCGGCCGCGATCCGTTGGAGCTGGCTCGAGGTCGTGAAGAGGGAATTTTCCTTGAGGATCGCATTCGCCTCATTCGTCGCCCGCATCAGCGCGAGCCAGCCGCGGACGCCGTCCGAGGTGATCTCGACCTGCTGCTGCACGGCCTGGTAGCCGGCGACGGTCTGCGCGGTGCCTTGTTCGGCGGCCGCGCCGGCGGCCTCGTGGGCCGCGGCCTGTTCCACCATGCCGGCGACCAGGGCATCATTCGCCGCGGTCAGGGCGTCCTGCTCCGTCGCGTAGGCCGCGGACGCCGCCGCCGCCTCGGTGTTCGCCTTCGCGATCTCGCCCATCTGCGTCACGAAACCCTTGCCAGCTTCGAGCTTCGCGTTCTGGATCACGAGCTGCTCGGCGTCGAACTTGTTGCGGTCGGCCATCAGCCGCGCGTCCCGTTCCATCAGCTCGACCCCGGCGACGTTCGCGGCCTGGCGTTTCTCCGCGAGCGCGAGATCCTTCTCGTGTTCGGCGGTGAGCTTCGCCTGGGCCGCGGCCGCCTTGTCGGTTTCCGTCTGCAGCAGCCCGAGCGCGGTCGCGTGGATCCCGTACTTGTTGCTGAGCTGCTCGGTCGTCGCACCGGCCTCGAGCGCGATCGCGATCTCGTCCTTCTGCGCGTCGGTCAGGTTGCGGACTTCGCGGTGGGCGTCGGCGAGTTTCTCCCGCCAGTTGATCTGTTTGTCGGCGTTGACCTGGACCTGATCGCCGAGGTATTTCACCGCGTCGGCATAACTGATCGTGTCCTTCGCGCCCTGACGGATCGCGAGGTTGATCGTGTCCTGTTTCGCGCCCGCGGTTTGCTCCGCGAGCCGGTCGAGGCTACCCGTCAGATTCGCGACCGCGTCGGTCGCCCCCGTGAGCTCGCCGATCCAGGTGCCCAGTTTCCAGCCGGCGAGCGCCGCGCCGGCCACGGCACCCGCGGTTCCGAGCAGGCCGAGCTCCGTCGACGACTTGCCGGCGGCGTTCGCGAGATCCTCGAGGCCTTTCACTTGCGGGCCGATGTTCACGCCGGCGGCCTGGAGGAGCCCATCAAATTGCTTGTAGCTTTGCGACAGGGTATTGACCTGGCCGCCGGTCGACTCGGCCGTCGTCCCGAGCTCCTGGATCTTCCCGCCCGAGGCGCCGATCTTGTCGAGGAGCTGCTCCTGCGACTGGCCCATCAGGCGCAGGGATTTCTCGACCTTCCCGCCTGCGGACTCGAGCCCCGCGAGGTTGGCCTCGGACGTCTTGACGGCCTTGTCAAAGGCCGAGAAATCCGCCGCGAAGACGCCGGTCACCGCCATTTAGTCGCGCTCCCGTTCCGCCGCGTCGTGTTCCTTGACGAGCTCCTCGATGAGGACCTGGTGCACGTCGGCCTCGAGGTCACGGACCCACTCATACCGCCAGCCAAACCGCCGCGCGATCGTGAGGTCACTCACGACGGCGTCCCGCCATCCGGGGGTGTTTTTTTTTCCTGCATCGCCTGCTGGTGCGCGTCGATCGCCGCGCGGATCTCGTTGAAACTCTCGACGTCCAGGGAGTCGATGACGTGCTGGAGATCGTCGGCCGAGAGATCGCGAATGACCACCGCCTGGCCCTGGTCGTCGCGGAGGTTCCAATCGAGCAGATACGCGAGGACCGCGCCGACGCCGGCCAGAAAGGGATCGAACTGTCGCCCCTGGCCGGTCTGGACATACATGCGCGCGGAGTAGGCGCGTTGCTCGCCGGCCGTGAGGCGTTCGCGGACGATCAACTGATCCCCGTTCGCGAGGGTGAGGGTCGTCGTCTGTGGCCGCACGAAGCGCGACATCAATAATCCTCTCGAGGCCCGAGGGTCGCCGTCAGGTGGTCCCCCACGATCCGAAACTCTTCGATCTGAAACAACCAGCGCTTCTCACGCACGACGGCCACGAAGAGGAGCGGCCGTTGTGCCATCTTGAATTTGTCCGACCCGACGAGCCGCGCCGACAGGGACCACTTCGTTTTCGCGAACGGGTGCTTCGGCGGCGGCGGATGTTGCAGCAAGGAAAATCCCTCGACGCCGGCGGCGACGTAATACGCCCAGCGAATTTGCGCGGCCGCGCCCTTGACGAGTCGCGCCTGGATCATCTCAGGGGACGATCGCCGGCTCCATCACCCACGGACCCGCGGCGACCCACTTGGACGACCAGGACACCGCGCCCGTCGCCGAGACATCCAGCGAGGCATCGATATTCGCCAGCCCCTTGAACAGGAAGGTCGGCTCGAGCGTGTTCGGGATCAGGTGCAACATCGCGGGGACATCGCCGAAGACGACCGCGAAGAGTTGTTCCGGCGTCGTCGCACTATCCCAGAACCCGGAGATGCTGCCGTCGTAACTCGGGAGCCCCATCACGCTCTGCTTGTTGGTGTCCTGGAAGCAGGTGACGTCCACGAGGTCCTTTGCGGTATTGAGCTCGTAGGCGTTGCACGACGCGAGCGACACGACGGTCACGCCCCCCGTGGGGTCGAGCATCACGTCGCCTTTCTTGCCATGTATGCGGGCCATTGCTAAATCCTTTCGCGGTTAGTCGGGGCTCACGGTGATTTCATAGTCGGCGCCGGCGAGCTGCCAGCGGAGATCGTTGTCGCCGCTGTCGGGGTCCTGGGTTCGGATCGGTTCGACGCGCAGGGTCGCCATGTGCGTATACCCGGCGATCGGCGCGAGGACGGTGTCCTGCAGGAGCGTGTGAATCCGATAGGCCGCGGCGTCGGCGTCCCCACCGGACTTCTCGAGGACGTGCGCGACGATCCGGTATTGGAACGTCTCATACACGGGCGCGCGAAAGCCTTCGATGTCCTCGTGGGTCTGGAGTTGAATCGTCACGGCGCGCGTCGATCCCGCGGGCGCGACGTCGCGCCAGATCCCATCCGGGACGAGCGCCATCAGGGCCGCGTCGCCGGCCAGGACCGCGAACAGGGCCGCATCGACGGCGGCGACGTTAGCCGCCACGGACATCGAGCCCCGCTTCCTCGACGACCCGGATCAGGTCTGTAAACATGACGCGCCGGCGCCGGGTGACGACGGGCACGAAGATATTGGCGCCAGGCATGAAGCCGCGGTTGGCGCCGTGCTTGTTCGAGCGGACCTTCGTCCCGACTTCAAAAATGTTGGCGTGGGCCGCCGTCGAGCGGACGACCCGGCGCACGGTGAAGGGGCCGCCGTGGCCGGATTCACTGCGCACGCGGACACCTTTCCGGAGGTTGCCCGTCTCGCCCTCGGGATAGGCCGCGCGGATTTCCACGGCCGCCGCATCCGCGGCCTCATTCACGATCGCGGCGGCCTCCGCGGTGAGATCGGCGGGTAACTTGAGCAGCGCTTTCCGGAGCTCGTCGAGCCCGATCCACTGGAGCGTGACACTCATGGGATCACCGTTTCGACGGCGGCGAGTTCCATCGTCGGCGGGAGCGTGTCGACGTAGATCGCCCCGGTGATCGCGAAGGTCTTCCCGTTGTAGAGCATCCGCGTCGACGTCGAGACGCCCGGGTGATAGTGGCCGAGGACGCGCGACGTCGCCTGGGTCAGCACCGTGCCGGGGACGAGGCGCTCGAGGTCGGCGGCCGCGGCCGGGACGATCGCGACCTTCCACGTCGCCGGCGACAGGTCGGCCCAGGTTTCGGTATACCCGCCGACGCCGTCGGGCGTCCGCGTCGGATCCTGGAATATCACCAGGTGCTTGTAGTCACCGATCATGCGACCGCCGGGGTGATGAAGTGCGCCAGGAGCAAGTGGAGCCGCTTTTCAAAATCTTCCGGATCGACGTCGCGCTCGTCGCCGCGCAGGGCGTAAAGGTGCGTGAACTGGAGCTTGATCGCCGCGGTGATGTTCCCGGGCGCCGTCGTCGGATCGACCCAGCTCGCCGCCTGGCCGCTCGCGCCCTTGACCTTGTCGAGGATGATCGCCTCGGCCTCGTCCAGGATGTCCTGCAGTTCTGTGTCCGCTGGGTCGCCGGGCGGGAGGGTGTTATTGATCTGCGCCTTCGCTTGCGTGAGCGTGACGAGTTTCGCGGGCGCCGGCATTAGCGCGGCCCCTTCGCGTCTTTGCCGTCCTTGCCGCGCTTGCAGATCAGCTTCCACGCGCTCGAGGTCCCAGGGCGGTCGGTGGTCGTCGCCGCCTTGCAGAGCCAGAGCGATCCATCGTCGGTGACGACGTCGCCGGCGTCGTAGGTCGTCCCGCCGTCGAACACGTCCTTGTAGTGGTCCGCGAATTTCCCGATCGGCCCCGGCTCCCCAGGGGCGCCGGCGATCCCGTCTTTCCCATCCGTGCCGGGCGGGCCCGGCGGGCCGGCCGGGCCGGGGATCACGGCACGGGCCTTTAACTCGGCGAGCTCCGCCCGGACGGTCGCCAGATCCGCGACGACGGGCGCGATCGCTGCTTTCATCGAGACGCCGACGAGGATCGCCACATCGTCAAGCCGCGGCATACCACACCATCGTTTTCTCCTGCGCTCGCGTCATCTCGTCTTCGGTCGCGGGCTCCTCGTCAGACGCGGGGACCGCGCTCGAGGCCGCGGCGGGGATTTCCGGAATGGGCCGCGCCGCGAGCTGATCGAGCGGCCAGTACTGTTGCTGCATGTAGGGCGTGTGCCCGCCGAGGACCGGGGCCAGGCCGAAGTACTTCTTACGGGCCTCGTTGATCGTCATCCCGCCAGAGCTGATCGCCTTCGACGCCGCCTCGTTCTTCGACAGCGAATCCATCCGCATCAGGTCATCCAGATCAAACTCGGTCCCATACGGTTTCGGGAGCTCGAGCCCCTCGTCGAGGCAGATCTCGAGGTTCTCGATCTTCTCCTGCAGACACTGGGAGTAATACTGAATCGTGAGCGGTTCAATATTCGCGTAGGGCGGCGGGTCGCCGATTGAAATCATGTAGGGCTGAATATGGAAGCAGGAGCAGACCGTCGTCGCGGACCATTGCAATTGCTCGATCAGTTGCGCGTCCGCGGCGTTCACCGCCATCTGTTCGTAGGTGAGGCCGTGTGACAGCAGCGCGACCTTGCCGGCGTTGTCGCCGGAGTACGCCGCCGTCCAGCGCTCCTTGAGGTCGAGCGCCTGCTCGTCGGTGAGGTCTTGCGGCGTGGTCAGGATGCCGCCCGGTTGGGACCCGTTCTTGAAGAACGACGTCGCGCCGTTCTGGATCGCGAGCCCTTGCGACGCCGCGACGCCACACGCATGGATCGGACTCACGCCGACGAGCGGGTGATAGAGCGGGACCATCTTGTCGTGGATGATTTCGCGCGCGGGGACGACGACGGCCTGATCGCTCTCGAGGCCGGCGAGGTCATTCCGGCGGAGCTCATAGAAGACCTCGCCACTGGGCGCGACCATCGGCATCACGCGCGTCGGGTCGAGGACATACATTGCGACGACCAGGCCGCGGTTGTCGCGTTCCTTCAGGACGTAGGTGTTCCCGTGGATCAGTTTCGACATCATCCATTGGGTGATGAACTGGATCCGGTTCTGGTAGCGGTTGGGTTTCTTGAGGACCGGCGAGAAGGCCGCCGAGCTCGTCTCGGTCCAGATCCCAAACTCGTCGACCTGGACGAGCCGTAACCCGAGCTTCGCAATATCGGAGGCGATCAGCGTGACACACGCGAACACGGCGCTGTAGGTGAGCGACGTCTCGGCGCTGATCTCCTGGTTCTGCTGCCAGGCGCCCATGAAGGGCTCGCGAACGACCGGGAACCAGCCGCCGGCCGGGAACAGCGACCGGATCGGCGCGGCGACGAGGCCGAGGGCCTTCGAGACGAGCTCCACAAACCCGCGCCGGCTGATCTCCATCCGTCTCCGTTCACATCAGGGCGCCCCAGCTCGCGGGTTCTGCGGCCGATGGCGAAACCAGCGCTCCCAGCGTCGGGGCGCCCTGATCGGTGTCTGTTTAGGACGCCTTCTTCGCGCGTCCGTTGTCGTCGACCATCACCGCGCCAGTCGGCGCCGGCCAGGCCGTCGCGGTCAGGTACTTGACCGCATTCGTCGCGACGCGCTTCCAGTTGACGAATCGCTCCGCGCGCAGGGCGACGCAGTTGTTCTGGAAGAGCGAGACATACACGGTCGTCGCATCCGCTGGCGACATCGGCGCCGAGTCCATCTGCAACGAGGCCTCGCGCGAGGCGTCGATCGTCACACCGCCATCGTCGGCGTAGAGGATCAGGGCCGGCTGCAAGGCGACGACGTTCGTGGTCGCGACGTTCGAGGTGATGAACGTCAGGCCGCGATAGTTCCCGCCGTTGAGGCCGACGCCCGGAAATTCCGGCGAGCCGTCCAGGTTCGAGCGGAACGACAGCGCGAGCGCGTTCGCCGGCGAGAGAATGAACGTCACGCCGTCGACCGCGATGTTATTGGTCGCGAAGTGATTAATGAGCGCCATGATGTCGGCGACCGGGTTCGCGGTCGCGGCGGCGGTCGGCGCGCCATTCGTGATCGACGCGGGTGAGACGCCGGCGACGGCCGCGACGGCCGGATCGATGAACTGCTGATCCAGGAACTGGGCGATCCCGGCGACCATATCGGCGCGCACGAGCGCTTCGGCGGACGGGTTCGAGAAGCGGACGAGCTCCTCGGTCAGGACGATGATCCCGGCGACCTTGGTGATCGCGAGCGTGTCACTCGCGAAGGCGAGCTTCGAGAGCGGTTTCGGTTTCGCTTCCCCGACCCAGCCATACGTCCCGCCGGCGGTCTGCATGGGGACCTTGCAATTAAAGGGCACGTTGCGAAGGCCCGGGACCTTGCCGAGGATCGTCGCCGGCCGCAGCAGCTCGATGAAATCGTTCACCATCGTCTGGTTGACGAGGGGCGCGGCCCAGGTCGCATCGGTCGTAGTGCCGGCCGCGATCGCGGCCTTGAGCGAGATCGCCACTTCCGGCGTGGAGTCGTTCCAGCGCTGGGCATACTCGGCGGCCTCGGACTTGTTGCCCTGGCACACCATGAGCGCCATCGCGCGACGGACAAACGCCGAGCCGAGCGGGACGTTCGGCTTCACGTTGACGGACTGATACACCTTGACCTGGTTCGGCGTCGCGGGGACTGGGGCCGCGCTCGCGATCGCCAGCCGCTCGTGATCGCGCCAGCGCGCGAGATCGGCGTCGACACTCTTGACCTGATCGGTCAGGGCGTCGTGTTCGGTCGCGGCGTCGGCCTCGAGCGTCGTGCCGCCATCGGCGGCCTTCTCGAGAATGTCGGTCATGCGCGCGGCGAGCGCAGCGCGCTTGTTCTCGAGGTTCTGAATGTGTTCACCGGCTGTGGCTTTCATGCGGGGCCTCATGGGTTGCGGAGGGCCCGTGACGCCGGGCGGGTTCTGGCCTGTCGCGGCCTGATCGAGTGACTTGATGACGGCAAAGGTCGCGGACTGATGCGCGGGGACCGTGACGAGGGAGAGCTCGAGGATCTCTGATTTCAAGAACCGGAGCCCGCCCGTCTTCAACGGTTCTACGTCGATCGGCTTGAACCCGATCGAGACGCCGCGGATCAACTTGTGGAGGATCGATGACCAGGCGCGATCGACTTCGTCCTTCAGCCGTCCCGGGGTGTCGATCTCCGGAAACTCCGCCTCGAAGGTGATCCCCGCGGCGGTCGCCGGAAAGAAGCGCGCGATGCCGACGGGCGTCTCTCGGTTATGGTGGAGGAGGAGCGGAACTTCTGGCGCGAACTTGGCGCCGAGCGGTTCGACCACATCACCGATGCGGTCGGGCTCAGGCGTCGAGGCGATCCCGCGGATCTTCCGGGTCGCCGCGTCTATGGCTTTAATCGTGAGGACGGAATAGGCACGTTCCACGGTCGGGCCATATGTTGCGGCCTCGGGTGGACACCCTACAATTTTGTATTAAAAGAATTATTAAAAGAAAAATTAGGACGCGGGCTTATTCAGCTCGCGCTGGACGGCGCTCCGGATCACTTCCTGGAGGGTTTGCCGTCGAAGCGCGGCGACCTTCGCGGCCGCGTCATACTCGGCCGCGGTAAACGTCACGGTGATCGGCGCGACGCGCCGGCCGGTCGGATCAAGGCGGGGACGTCCGCGGCGGTTGGGTTGCGACATTAGCGGCCTCCCATAAAGAGCATTTGAACTTTGGGCGGTTTGTTGCGGACGCCGGCGGCGATCGCATGGGTCCGCGCTTCCCACGAGAGGACCGCCGCCATCGCGAGGTCTATCTTATGCGGAGAGTCGGGCCGATCCTTCTGAATCAGCCAGAGGGGCTCGCCTTGCTCGTCCCGCGCGCCGGGGAGGTTATGCCGGCGACTGTGTCCGAGGTGCCGTGTCAGGCGCGCGTCGCCGTCGTGGGACACATCCCCGCTCCGGATCGCGTTCTGGTAGGTCTTCAGCGCGTAGGTCATCGGGCGCCGGCGGTTCGTCCACCAGGCGACGACCTTCTCCGGCCCGAGCGCGGGATCGCCGGCCCACTGCGCGATCCACGATCCCCAGTACGGCGGATCGGCGTAGAGGCGCCACACCGAATACTCCTTGAAGAGGCCGCGGATCGTCGCGTCGACCTCGTCGGTCGGGACCTGCCAGTCGGTGCGGCCCTGGGGACATTCCCACAAGCCCGCGACCCACTGGAACCCCGTCTCGACATGCGTCGCGACGATCCCGGTCGCGTCGTGGAACATCGCGCCGTCAAACCCGAGCGTAATGGCATCGCCAGGCGCGAGAGGCGTCGGGCGCGCGAGCTCAAGCCAGCGCGGGACATCGAAGGCCTGGGTCCCGCCTTTAACGAGGCGATTCAACCAGACGCGCTCGAGGTACGCCCGATCAGCCTCGGGATCCTGCCAGGCCGCCGCGATCGCTTCAATGTCGGACCATTCACTCGAGGGCCCCGAGGCCTCGATGATCGCCGCGCGGAGGCCGTCGGCGGTGTCGAGCTTGTGATGGTCCGAGGCGTCCCGATGAAAGTAGAAGAGGCGCGCATCCGTGACCCGCCCTGACACGACGGCCTGGGCGTATTCCATGGTTGACTCGGCGACCGATCCCATCCCGGGCTCCGGGGCCGTCGTCGTCTCGAGCGTCCAGGCATCCGCCGCGCGGCGTTTGGGAATGTTGGCGAGCATCGTCCGGTGTGCACGGACCAGGCGCGGGAGTGTAAAGCGATGTGTCTCGTCGAAGTGCTGGAAGGTTGTCCGCGCGCCGTCGCGCGCATCGGGCGCCGCCGCGAGCGCGACCGCCTTCCCGCCGCCGGTCTTCCGGAGGATGCGCTCGAGGCCGATGTCGAAATCATCGCGAAGCGCGGAGAGCTCGAGGATCACGCGGAGCGCGGTATAGGCGAGATCTTCGGATTGCTCCTCGGTGTAGGCGACGAGCGGAATATACGGATCGGTGACGGGCCCGCCGATCGGATCCCCGCTCGCCGTCCAGGCGATCCCACGCACGGGCGCCGCGGGATGGAGTTCACACGCGGCGAGCCAGGCGGCGAGCTCCGTCTTCGCGGTGCCCTTCCGTAAGGAGAGCCCGACGCGCTTGAAGCGCCGGCGGAGCGCCATCGGGTGATCGCGCGGGTAGACCTCATACATGCGATAGATGAGCGCGACCTTCTCCGCGTCGAGCCGCGCCGGCTGCCCGCGGAGGTCGCCCGGCCCGAAGACCAGGTGCTGCTCGATGAAGTCACACACGCCTGGGCCGAGCGTCGGCCAGAGCGCCCGATCGTGTGGGACCGTGAGAATCATTGAATCGTGGCATTCAAGATCGCGCGCGGATCCGTTCGTGTCGTCGCGGCCTGGACAGGCGCTGGCGGCGGCGCCTCGGCCGTCGGGCGGATGCGCGTCGCGAGCTGCTTCGTCAGGGATTGAAAGCGACCCGCGGCCGCGAGGCGGATCGAGGACTGCTCCGCGGGGTTCTCGGCGACACTCAGCGCGAGGTCGGCGAGCGCGACGAGCTTCTCGTCCGTGTTGTCGAGCGTACACGACGCACGGATCGCCGCGGCCCAGGCGAGCGCGGGGAGCGCCGCGGCGGCGGCCAGTGGGGACGCCGGATCACTCGTCCGCGTCGTCCGGGTATCGTCGATCTTTCCCGCGGCCATCCAGCGTTGGATCGTGGATCGATCCACCCCTAACGCCTCGGCGATCTCGAGCGGTGACAATCCGCGCGCGGCGAGCCGGCGCGCCTCGGGTCCCACTTTGTTCCATCGGTGTGTCGGTTGCATAAAGGCTTTCGTGTGCAAATTCCTATGCAGGTTGAAAAATCAGCC